TTGTTGATGATGACTATGTTAGCTTCGGCACCCGCTAATCCGGTCTCTAGTGTCCCGACCCTTGCGGCATTGGAGGCCAGGTCTACCTCCAAGGTCCCGACCCTAGATGCGTTTGAGGCCAGGTCTACCTCCAAGGTCCCGACCCTAGAGGCGTTCGATGTGAGATCCACCTCCAATGTGCCAACCCTAGAGGCATTAGAGGCTAAATCGGTCTCTAGTGTCCCGACCCTAGAGGCATTCGATGTGAGGTCGGTTTCCAATGTGCCAACCCTAGAGGCGTTGGAGGCGAGGTCGATTTCCAAAACCTGGATTCGAGAAACGTTGCTATCGAAGTTTGACAGGAGTGCGACCCCAGTGAGTGTTGTACCATCTCCGTAGTATGCGGTGGCCTCAACATTCCCGGTGACGACGAGAATATTTGACCCCACATCATCCACATAGAGGTTTGACCCCACATCTAGGGTGTGTATGGGGGAGGTATTGACGATACCCACATTGGCTTCGGTATAGAGTCTACCGTACACATGAACATTGACATCTTCGGATGTTAGGGGGACTAGGCTTTTCCCATTTGCGCTACTTTGGGTGTAGGCGAGGATGATTTCATCGGTGGCTTCGACGAACCCGATGGTGACATTTGATTCTGGTCGTGTTAGGACGAGACCCAGGTCCAGTGTTGTGTCAAATAGGGTGTTGTCCTTCCCCAACTCTATGATTCCATCTCGAACCTTGAAGTTTTCACTATGGAATGAGGTTACAACACCTTCCACGAGGACATTGCCATCGACGACGAGGTCTTGGGTGATGTGGGTATTCCCGGAGACGACGAGAACGTTGGACCCGGTGTCATCGACGTAAAGATTTGACCCCACATCTAGGGTGTGCACCGGTGATCCATTTGCCACCCCAACATTTGAGAGTGTGGTAACACTCGTTTCCGGGTTATTAAAAGATACGACGTTGGCGGTCACATTACCGTTGGTGGTGGCATTTTGGAGTGTGATATCGAAAACATCTTCAGCCACGGAACCCGAATCTGTAATTTCTTTGGTCACCCGATTATATGCGAGCACAGTGACATTTCTATCGGATAAATCTTCGTTTAACCGCATGGGTGTCATATAGATGGCATTTGAGGTATTTGCTTCTAGGAACTCGTCACTGGCATTAAAGACTATGGTATTATCTGCCTGTTCCTGTCTACAATTTTTACCGAAGCGGATTCTCGTAGACCTCTCCACTGTCGGTAAGTTCTTTACCATTTATATAACACTTGATTTTATTTACACGAATAATTAGTTTGCATACAAGAGACCAGCCATACCATTTTGTATACGTAATATGTTGTAGTTGACTGCGTATATGGGGTCCATTATGTCTAGGGATTCGCTCATAATCTTGGCTGAGTTGAGGCGGCTAAAATTGAGGGTCCCCGTGGGCTGATAGGAGCTGGTCATGAGGCAGAAGCAGTACAAGAAAAAATCGGGTGAGGTCACGAAGTTGGTGTGGTAGTAGTTCATGACGTCTATAAAGTGTGGTTGACTCCACCTATAGTTACCAACATCTAGACCATTTATGGTGAGTTTAATTCTATTCGATGGTGAAGTTAGGGAGCTTATAACGGATGTATTTGATGATGCGATGTACTTCACGGGGTGATTGAATGTGAGTTCTTGGATCCGGTTTTGGGATGGAATATTCTTTTGAACTTGGGTGATGAGAATATCGTGGGTCTTTGTGGAAATTTGCGCACGTTCTTTGGTATCTAGGTAGTAATAGTTTGCAAAGCATTCTATGTTATAGGCGGACGCGTTTGGTCCCCAATAGATACGCAACTCTACATTATGATAGTTTAGGGCCACAAGGGGAATTGCGGATTGTGCACTCTCACAGAAGAAGAAGCGGAGTGGGTAGAAGTAGGAGGATGAGCTCGTACCGGGGTGTGGTCCCATGGCACTCTTGGAGACATTCTGGGCGAATGTATCTATGGCAATTTTCTCACTGAAAATCGAATCCTGGGAATCTACAACGGAGCCACCGATGAGGAGTTCGACTTTGTCTACCAGGGTTCTCCAATCATCTATAGATTGGGCTTGACTCGAATCATCTGCGGCGAAGTACACGTACCCGAGGAGATCCCCGGAGCGTTCAAAATTAACACTGGACATTGAATTACTTTTCACTGCTCCAAGAATTGTTTGTTTTTCGATGGACTGTGAAAAGTTAGCATGTCTTTTGAAGTGTGAACTAAAGAAGGATATTTCAGGATTACCCATGATATATTCATCCTGGGCACCTATAGCGATCAATTGAACAACACCAGCGGACATGGTATACTACTCTATGGGGAGAAAATTACAGGTTGGGTTTCCTACACACGAAACGGAGGACTAAAAAATTATCTTCAACTGGATTTGGTGGTTCAATGAGAACACCATCTTGATTTCTAATAGTAATTGTTAAACGACTGATGGTTCGAATTGGATTTATATACTGTGTGGCGATTGGGTAATCATCTCTGAAACTGATGAGTCCACTGTCATCCGCTGTAACAATACTAGCGAAGGAGTTTCGTACCACGCTCATAGTGGCTTGACCGGTGAGAACGTTTGACGCTCGGTCCGAAAAAATAGAGTCCAGTTCTTCAATCGAAACATAACAGTGACCTGTCCCATCGATGGGTGCAACTGTATTAATTCTCGCAGCCAAAAGCCTGGCCTGAACAACGTTGTGGAGGGGTTGGTTCAAAAAACATGTAAAAGTATTCGCCGCCGTTTGACCAATGGTATCAACTGTAATTGTATGATATTCGTAGTTGAGGTCGGGGATCATCTCAGTTGGCGATGTGATGAGGGCCATTTATATTTAGCTTAGATTAAAGATCCGCCAATTCCATCCTCGATCGCATACCCAGCGTGTTCACCAACAAGTTTTTGGGCGCCACAGAGTCCACCGGGTGTGAGACTCTTGGTGTAGGGGCTGTCTTCCTTACCCGACCCTGGGACGCAATCCATACGATTCTCGAGATCGAAAAGAGATTTATCATTCACAACCTTGATTGTGATTGGCTTGGGCTGGTAACGACTTTTGTTCATCAGACCAAAAATCACGACGATATAAAATAAAATCACGATGGTGATGAGGAACTTTCGGTCAGTCTTATTGAACTGGAACATTTATAATGTATCAACATTTTTTATAAACTGCGTTAAAGGTAATTTTTTTAGTTTCTACATAAAGAGTAGATGGATGAAGAAATAATCATCGACCGTGGACAGCCCAATATCATGAAATTAGATGCTGATGAACAGGCCCTGATGGATGAGATTGAGATTTCCATCCCCCGTCCCCAGCCTGTACCTAGGCCCGCTCCACATAGACCCCAAAGACCCATGCACCAAGAACAAGATACGATGGATGCCTTTGTAAACCCCAACAAGCAAACGGCCCCCCGGCAACCTATACAGGAAGAAGAGATTGATTACGGTGAGGAACTATATGATGATGATGCCGATGAACCCCGAATGGGGGGTGGTGGACCGGGTTTCCAGGAAGATCAACCTTCTAAGGGGTACACCTCTATCGATGAAGAGAAGTCTGACCTTATCAACAAGTTGGCGCGCCTTGAGAAGAAGGGATTCTCAGTGAACAAGCGTCTAAATGCATATTCAAGTGTGGAGGAGTTGAGGGCCGAAGTTAAGAGGATTACCTACAGTATTGACGTTGAGCAGTCAATCAGATTCTCTCGAAGGATGCTTATCGCCTGTGTCACGGGTTTAGAGTTCCTCAACAAGAGGTACAATCCCTTCGAGATCCAGTTGGAGGGGTGGTCTGAGTCTGTGATGGAGAATGTTGACGACTATGACGGTGTATTTGAGGAACTCTACGTCAAGTATCGTTCCAAGATTAGTGTTGCTCCAGAGGTGAAGCTCATCATGATGTTGGGTGGTTCGGCGATGATGTTCCACCTGACAAACTCTATGTTCAAGTCGGTGATGCCCAACATGAACGATGTGATGAAGCAGAATCCAGATTTGGTCAAGAATATGATGGCAGCGGTTCAAAACACGACGAGGTCTCCTGATGGTCCAGCGACGGAGGCTCCGGTTGGTGGGACGGGTAATTACGAGATGCAGGGTCCCGGTCTGGACATTTCCAGTTTGATGGGTGGTATTATGATGCCACCTCCACCCCCTATGAACACCACACCACCCACGATCCAAGAGGAGGAAGAAGATGTGTCTGATATCGTATCGGTCTCTGGTGAGTCCACTGGTGGTGAAATTAAGGAGGTCAACGTCGAGGGTTCCAAGCCAAAGAGGACCAGACGAAAAAAGAAGACAGAAATTAATCTCTAAATACTATATAAATGATAGCGTATTGTCCGCTGGAGGAACTTGAACCTCCCGTCCGACAACAACCGAAAGTTGTCGAAGAACCAGAGGAGGTCCCCCCTCCAGTTGGTTACGAAGAAACTGAAATGAATTACGTCATCATGGGCTTCATTGTTGGCGTGATTATTCTCGCCGTCTCTGATTCCATCAGGGCGTAAATGTAATAAATCTACCGAGGGGTTTTCCCCTGAAGTAAATTTAGTATGTGAATGTTGCGTGTGTAAGGGTTCCACTCTTTATGGATACCAGCTTACCACTGGTCGATGATATGAGTTCCACAAAGATGTCAAATTTATATTTACGGGGGGTCCCCAAATTGGTCAAAAAGAGGGGTTGAATTGTGATTGAATTTCCAGTAGTAGTTACTGAAGAACTCCATGGATAGGCGGTTCCCACGTTTCCAAAAATGTTCTTTGTACCGATTGTTATATCTGTCCCAGGTGTTGTCTCGTCACTCGTGCCGCCATTTATTTCAAGAATTAGGGTGCTCATGTTGTCTTTGTCTTCATCATACTCCCTCAAAGAGGCTACAATCTTCGCATAGAATGCACCATTTCCAAAGGTTAGAGTCTTCGTATTATTCCCACTTGGAGCACTCTGTACTATTACATTTGAATACCTCTTACAGGCCACCTGCCCAGAGTTAGTGATCATACCACCACCAACGTGAAGGTCGGTCTGTGCGAGTGACCCCCCTAAACCGATAGCGACCTGTTCACCGAGATCGATAATACCCTTGATAACGAGATCCCCAGAGACCTCTACACTACTTTCTAGGAACAACTCACCAGATTGGGGGGTGATGTACACATTACCCGAAATATCACCGTGTATGTTCGATGTCCCCGCGGTCGTCTTGAGTTGAATGACGGCGTTGCTTGAGGAATGTTCAACTCGTGCCGTACCATCGTAGACGTGGAACTTTTCGGTTGGTGCCGAAGTCCCCACACCCACGTTACTAGTATGTATGACGTGGAGGCCATCACTTTCTGCGCCATTGTTTACACCACCCAAGACTGTACCATGTATACTTCCAGAACTGAAGCCTCTGAGGTACCCACCATAGTTGGCGTTTGTATTGAGGAGGATACCAGTCTTTGTATTGGTCCCAGGGCTCTCAAGTTTGAGAACATCGATATCTGTCGTGACCCCCGAGTATATGTGTACATTTGTGGAGGGTGAGTTTGTGCCGAAACCTATGAGGCCCTCGTGTGTGAAGCGTAAAAACTCTGCCGCGGTTCCACCGGTTCTATTACGGAAGGTCAGGTCGGTATCTTCTACTGTCTCTATGATACCACGGGATGGTGTTGTACTCGTGGAGAATATATCCATCGAACCTGTGATGATTTTCTGATCCTGGGGAAACTCGAAACCACCGTTGATGAAGAGCTTCGAGTTTCCACCTGGGTCGGTGGAGGTACCAATGAGCACACGATCTTCATTGATGGTCAAAAGGCTGGACACACCCGTGCCATTCGTAATGGCGTCTTCAACTTCAGACTGACTTAAACCAGCTGAATCATATGTCTGGAACTCGTGCAATGGAGCGATAGTTCTAATTCTATCTGGGCCACCGGCACCCGTAGTTTCATTACCTTTGAAAATTACAAGTTCAGATTTACCATCGATATTATATTGTCTCTCCCGAATGAATGTATTTGAAAATTGATCTGTATCGACACCACCAAATGTAAGTTGATGTCCCAAAACGATATTTCCATCTACTTCAAGTTTACCACGGGGTACATCTGTACCTATACCAACATCACGGGTGGTACCATCTATATACAAACCCACATTTGTGGAATCTGAAACATCATCTTCATTCCTCGTAATTCTAAAATCGCGCACCCCCGTTACACCGACGGTCCACCCTCGTGGATTACTATCTTGGTTTGATTGAATGAAAGACGCGAAGGAGTTGCCCGTTATAAGGTCGGTTTGTGCGGCTATAATCGCATCACCGTACCCAGTTCCATGCTGGTTATGAACGAGTATACCATTCTCCCTCGCATTTCCAATGCCCGTCCCTATAACTTCAAGGTGTGCACCGGGGGTGGTTGAACCTATACCCACCCGCCCATCACTTCGGAGGGTGAGGATGTCCTTCTCATCTGTGTAACTTTCATTTGTGAGGTAAATGTCTAATTTTGTTTTGGATTTTAGTGAAGTGTCATCGAACTTCCCAATCTTGAAAGTTGCTCTCACACCATCATAGGTTCCACCCGCCCCCTCCCTCGTCAGGTGCATCACGTTTCCGAGATCGGTGACGCCTTGAATGGGTGAGGTATTCGTTACAACTAGGGGTGTCCCTAGGTGGCTGTATCCATTTGAATTGGTGACGGGATTATTAAAAAACACTGTACCACCAGAGGTGTGGAGGAGACCTTGGGGGGTGGCCGTCCCCACCCCAACATTACTGGATTCGAGAATGGTCAATTTTGGTGAACCCATCGTGGATGTCGTGCTCGCATAGAAGTTGAGACCCTTCCCCGAACCGACGACGCTTTCCACCTTTGTTTGTTTTAGTGTAGGGTCGGCATAAGATTTCATATAGGTTTGGACATTTCCGTAGATGGCTGCGTTACTTCCGTTAATTTTGAGGTTCCCTCCAATGGTGAGAGCCTCTGAGGGTGCAGTGTTTGCGATACCCATCTTACCATCTGCCGCGATACGCACCCGCTCGGTATTTTTAGTTTTGAAGGATATCCTTTGGTGTTCGGGTGTCAATTTAGCACCCGAAATATCTATGGAGGATATGTTAGAGCCTAGGGGGCCCGCGCGGATAGATGCAACATTTGAGTTTGTATCTTCACCATCAAAATCGGCGTGAATGATGATATTTTCAGAGGCTGTTATACCAGTAGCACCCTCCATGAAGGACAGGTCTGTAACCTGAATCGACTGGGTAATGAGACGACCGGTGACCAGGTTACCCTCGACGGTCATGGTATTGGCACTCGACGCGTGAACATTTATAAAGAGTTTGTCACCGATAGACAAACTGTCTGTTGGTGCGGTGTTTGCAATACCGGATGGTAGTGAACCAGTGGTTTGGATACCGTGGGCTTGAATATTTGAGTTTACGAGCATGGGTACATCCGCATCGGCGTCGAGGGTGATTAGATTACCAACCGTTAAACCATTGTCACCGATTCTCAAACCCTCAAAGTATCCATACCCATTGGCGTGGAGTAGGTTGGATGCTCCAGCTGTATCATTTATATAGAGGTTTGAACCCACTGAGAGTGAGAAATCTGGTGAAGTATTGGCTATACCAAAGTTATTTTGTGTATACAGTTCACCGTGTACGTAGAGGTTTAGAGTGTTTGAAGTATCAAATGTAAATGTCTGTGTTTCGGGTCCACCGAATGTCCTCGACAAATTGAAATTCTTATCGGAGTGGGTGTAGCCGACAAAGAGGTTTGCTTCATTTGGTTGGTCCACCATGAGTAAAGCTGTGTCGTAGGTTCCATTGTTCCCCGTACCCATTTGAATAACGGCATTAGAAACGACCAGATTATTGACACTCGTATAATCGGGGGCTTCTGTGATTGCCAAGTTTCCAAAGAATTCAACGTCTCCAAAAACTCTGAGTATTCCATCTTGAACAACTACGTTACCATTTTTGAAGACGGCTACATTAGAATCAGAATTTGGATCAACTTCGGTTCCCACCACAAGTTGTGTCCCGACGGTGACGTTTGTTGAAAATGTATTACCACCTATATGGAGTACGTTAGAGTCTGAAGAATCCGCCACCAAATTTTCACCTACCCGAAATGTGCTAGATGTTTTAAGATTGGTTGAAAGTGTGTTCCCCGTAATGATAAATAAATTTTCAGTTCCATCGTTCGTATCGACGACAACCTTATCAGCCCCTGCTTTTTGGATTTCAAACGTTCTCGTTGGATTGAGGGTTCCGATCCCCATTTTATCATTGACGACAACACGTTCTGTGCGTATACTTTTATTGACATCCAACACAATCTCCTGACCAGCATTCATAAATAAATCTGCACCAACTGAGAAACTCTTGGTTGGATTTGAATTTGAAATACCGATACGACTTACAACAACTTCATCGGCTTCAATTTCACCTGTAATAATTGCTGAAGCAGAGGTGAGAACCTCCTGCTCTATTGGGTCGGCATCTAGACTGGTGACATATACCTGGTCAAACCTGACTGTTCTTCCCATTTATATTAGTTACCAAATAAAATCCCAGCCATTCCACCTTTGATCCTCAAAACATTATAGTTTACTGCGTGTATATAGAGTTCCTGTCCATCTGGTCTGAGACTTCCTTTCTCAACCCCCCTGAGTATAAGCTTTGCGTTATCTATACGACTAAAATTACAGGTCCCAGATGGATTGTAATCTGATGCATTTAAACAAAAGTGATACGCAAAGTATCTTGTTTGGAATAGAACTTCCGTCGTATGTACAAAATCGGATGTCCCGAATTTAGATTTATAGTAATTTTGGATAGTGTGAAAGTACATGGGGCTCATATCCTCGAGTAAGGGTGTTCCATTTATATGTATATCACCTGTGTGAAATGTAAAACGATCATTGGCGAAATCGTTATTGAGGGCGTTAAATCCGAAGAATATAGACTTCACTGGGTGGTTGAAGCAAGACAAATCTAAACTATTATCACCACCTTGTTGGGTGACGTGGTCTGAAACCGTTTCAAGTGGATATTCCACACTTTGTACCTGTGTGATTACGAAATCCATTTGACGCGTAATCATTCGTTCCCTCTCATCCTTGTCTAGATAAATATAGTTTCCATAAACTTTGATTTGTTTGTTTTTACTGGATACACCAGCAAATTGTGCGTTATCAAAGTGTATTTTAATTTCAACTTTGTGGTGTTGAAGTGCCAAAAGTGGGAGAAAAGCTCCATGGTCACAAAAGAAAAAGTGGAACGGGAGGAAATTTGGGTTAGATGCTGAAACCTTGTTGGTCAATTCCTGTGACTTTACGTGGGTATCTGCCAGGTAATTGGTCCATATATCACTAAAGTAGTCATAGGGTTGTGAGTCTACTTTTTGACCACCAATTAAGAGATCGACAGTGGAATTGTAAAAAAGATTTGAGGATACAGCGTTCCCTTCGCACCATATACCATTGATGATATCACCCAATACTGGAATAGTAATTGTATTATCTGTATCGTTTATAGATTTGATATATTTCGGGGCTTGTGAAAAGTTGGTGTGCCTCATGAACTTTATACGAAAAAATGAATGTCCCTCGTCGGTCATCAAATAAACATCCTGTACACCCTTTGAAACGAGTTGTATCAATGCACCTGACATTTATTTATTAATCAGATTATAAAAACAGACACTTTCCCTGAGGGAAGTCACTCTTTTTTTCTTCCGTGGGTTTTCCGTGAATTTTGAATCCACCTTGACGGTACACCTTCATTCTCTTATAGTACATCGCTGTAAAGACTGACCATGGGTCGTGAATGTCGTAAATGTGGGGATTATTCTTTTTACCCTTGGTCTCCCTCATGATGCGTCCAATACTTTGAACAATGTCAGACTTTGGGGAGGCCAAGATGACCGTGTCTAGGGTTGGTATATCCAAGCCTTCGTGGGCTTGACTGAACGTCGCGAAGATGATCTTCTTTTGGGAAGATTCTTGGAGGTCCTTCTCCTTCATGCCACCCATATAGAGCCCAGAGCTCTTGGGGAAACATTGGTGAAGAAATTCACAGTGGAACCTCCGGTCACTTAGAACGAGAAGTTGCCTCGTCCCTGCCGAAGCCTTTTTTACGAGTTCCACCAACATTTTGTTTCTATGGCGATCCTCGACCAACTCCGTGATCATATTGGGCATAGAGATCTTTCCATTTCTCATGGAGGGTGGGGGGTTTCTGTAATTGAAGCATTCGTAGGTGATTGTAAATACCTCCACCTGTTCCTGATTCTTCCTCTCAACGGCGAAGAAAGTTGGTCCCATAAACCAGTGGAGGACTTTGGTGAGACCATCCTTCCTCTCGGGGGTTGCGGAGAGACCAAAAATGTGTTTGGGGCACATCTTGAAGAGGGACTGACTGAATACTTTTGCGCATATATGGTGGGCCTCGTCTACAATGAGGGTCCCTACACTCTCAAAGTCCGAAAAGTTGTACTCCTTTAGGGAAAGAGATTGTAACATGGCGATGACGAAATCGCAGTCAACTTCCTTCTTATCCTGTTGAACGATGCCGATGGTGGCACCTGGGCAGAATTGTTGGATTCTCTCCCTCCACTGATCAGCTAGGAACTGTTTATGAACGACAATCATGGTCCTGTAGCCCAACTTACAGGCTATTGCCAGGGATACGGTGGTCTTCCCAAAACCACACGGGAGTGAGAGAACGCCATGACCCGCCTTAAGAGCTGCAGCAAGTGCTTCGTTTTGGTGTGTTGCGTCTCGAAGGGTACCTGCAAACTTCGTTCTAATCCGGGTAGGTTGGGGTCTTCGATCCTCTTTGGGTTCACCAAGTTTCTCGATGCCATAGAAGCGCGGGACACAGATACCACTTTTAATCGTTTTAAAAACTTTAAAAGGTGGTGGCGGAAATCCATAATCCCCATTGACTATGGGTCTTACGGTAAGTTCCTTTTTAATTTCTTGAAGGGGTCCTTCAGTGGCGAGGTACCCAGTTCTAGTGAGCATACTCATTTAAAGGGAATAAACTTTAAATGGGTAAATGCCTGTTATACACATTGATGAACAGATTCAAAAGTTATTTCAAGAAGTATATAGACTCCAAGGAATGATTCAGGTATTCCAACAGTTAAAAAATTCTGGTCTAAATGTCATCGAACTTCCGGATCAAAATGAAGAACTCGAAAGTATCCAAGAAAATCCCGAATAATTTTCAACGTTCCAAACTCCTTTGAATTCTATTTTAATTTTAACTTGATCACCCCTTGTAAGAGATTGAATTGGTTTACCCTTAACCTCACACATTACTCTCCTATAACGGTATGGAACTTTTACTTTCAAAACATTTCCATCTAGGGGGTCGTCAATATTTTGATTTTTTAAAAGAAATTGTTTACGATAGTGAATGGAGGAAACCCTTTTCGCTGCGTCTGGTTCAAGTGTGAAACGGATATACCTCTTATCGTTATATTCATATAGTGGTTCATATACATGTGCAACTACTTCCATCTGTTACGATATAGTAAAATCAAAACTATAAGTGTTACAATTAGGATTACCACGAGACGGCTTATTGTGAGTGGTTCGGATGGTTTCCTCGTTCCAAAAACCTGGTGACTTAAACTTCTGGAGACTTCCACGGCCGACTCGATACTAGAGTATGGTGTGTTTCTAGGAGACATCATACCACACATAGCAACTTTGGAACATTCACCAAAAAAGGGTAACTGACCACTGAGACCTAGGACCCCCGAGGATTGTGAAAATGACCACCCACCATCTTCACTCCAATCTGAACCCCACCCAATCCTAGATGTCTTTGGTGGGGGTAGACCCAATTGTTCGATGACCCCCTTTATCAACATGTCAGGGGTGTTGGATAAAAGTTCTTCGGTTATGTTTGCTATACCACATGAGACAGTTACACCATCCGAAAGAACCCTAGGTTGTAAATTCCATGCGGTTTTCGCTGCTATTTCAAGATCCGATTTTAAGGTTATGGGTTCTTCGTAATCGAGGAGAACATTTATGGCTCCATAGGTACCGTCGCTAACCTTTTTATGACCATCTGGTCCCCAATTGTCACCCATTAATTTTAGAGCTGGACTGTTATCTACACATAAAAAGAGGTACCCATCATCTATCATGTCGCCATTTGTAAATGTCGCCATGTAATCATCTTTTCCATAGGTGACTGTCTCCAACTCGACACCAAAAACAAAATTTACACCTGCATCTAGGAGTGCTTCCTCCATCGCATCGGACATGACTTTACCAGAAACCCTCTGTGTATAGGGTTTCGATAATGCCACGTGATTGATATTATTTATAAATTCATAGGCTGACATTCTATCCCAAGTTACACCGTCCATAACGAGGGTGAGAGATTGGAGAAGTTGTGCACCCCTTTCCGAGACGTCACCCACGGCATTTTCTAAACTCACCTTTTTGTATTTACCGGGCTGTACGATAACTTTCAGTATTAGGGATAGAAGTTTGACGTAGTCTCCTAACGATAAGGACTCGAGTAGAAATGCGGTGTGTTGATCACCACCTTTGGAGGGTTCGAACAATTCATCCCAATCTATACCCATTTCATCCAGTAGAGACTTTGTGTTTATGAACGCTCGATCAAATAGAACTCTGTGTGCGTGAAGATCCCGGGTGTTTACGTCTGGTTCCCACCACGATCCACCTGCTGATTGTTTTCTATCATAAATTGTGATATTGTACTCCCCCGATTTAAGTATTTCCCAAGCGAGTGACATTCCAGATGGCCCGGCACCAATTATATGAATATTCATTCTACTTTACCCAAACATTTTTCTTCAAATGAAACCAGTTTCTTCACGTTCTTCGGGAGTTTTCAATAGGTACAATACACCCAGGAATAGTAAACTGGATAACAATGCGTATTCTATGTCCTTGGTGGCGGAGAAGGCGATAAGTAAAAGTGACATGAACCTAAATGTTTTACTATCAAAAAGCACTTGAAGATTGCCTGGTATTTTAACTGCATTTCCTGAGAATAAACCCTGGTACAAAATGATAAGTGTGAATATAACAGGTTGTGCTTCGATCAGTTTTTCTATTGGTCCAGTCACGGGTTTGAAAGTGTTTGCTATCATTTATATTTAGACGACATTAAAAAATATCTTCCTATGATAGGTATGTTGACTGTAATAAAACCCTTACCCAAACCAACTCAACAGAAGGTAAAGACTTGGAAGTTTGCCGCCAAATTTTTGTGGAGAGAGCGTTTTATGGAAGATAAAGCTGAGCTTGGGCGATGGACAAAAGATCAACTTCTCGATCTTGGTCCAACATTTGTAAAATTAGGACAAATTGCGTCTACGAGGGGGGACCTCTACCCCCCAGAGTTCACCCGTGAACTTGAATCTCTCCAAGATGATGTTCCGGCTTTTGATTATAATTTAGTTAGGGATCAGATTGATTTAGATATTTTCAAGGAGTTTGATGATACCCCCTTTAAGTCTGCTAGTATTGGTCAGGTCCACAAGGCTACTCTCCAAAATGGAAAACCCGTAGTTGTAAAATTGAAAAGACCGGGTATTTATGATACGATGCAATCCGATACGGAAACTTTGAAACAAATTCTAAAAATAGTTCAATCTGTGGGGATTGATACTGGGAATAGTTCAGACTTTGTTCTCAATGATTCGATTGAATATCTTTTGGGTGAAGCAGATTATGTTCAAGAAGTCAATAATGCGATCAAATTTAGGAAGTCTCTGAAAGATGTTGAATGGATTAAGATTCCACGGGTGTATAAAAAATACTGTACGAATGAAATGATTGTAATGGAATATGTACCAACAGATAAGATTACCGAAATCAAGGATAAGAAAATCAACAAATTAAAGGTGTGTGAAGCCCTCGTGAATTCATACGTCATACAGACTATGGAGGCTGGTCTGTTCCACGCTGACCCACATCCCGGAAACTTGGGTATTTCCGAGAATGGTAAGTTGGTCTTCTACGATTTCGGTTTAGTCATCCCACTATCGGATGAACTCAGAGAAGGTTTCAAAGACCTCTTCTTTTGTATTGTAAATAGGGACACCTCGGGGATAGTAAAAATTTTAATACGCCTGGGGGTCATCGTCCCAACGTCTACGGATATCTCTGACATTGAACTCTTTTTTGAGAGCATCCTTGGGTACCTGGAGACCCTAGATGGTGGTGCTATCGTAAACGATGAACTCGCCGCTGAGCTGGCTATGGAGAAACCCTTCGTCGTACCAACAAGTTTCGTCTACCTGGCGAAGTCCTTCTCTCTCATAGAGGGTATATGCATTCAGTTGGATCCAGAGTTTAATTACTTCACCTACCTGGAACCAATGATTCAACAGCAGTTCTTGGAATCATTCGACTTGGGGGAAATGTTTATGAAGACGACGGAGATTCCCTCAAAGATTGGGAAGATAAGCACAGCTGTTCTGGGTTTGGAGAAATCCAGAGCATCTATGAAACGCTCGATGGTTAAAACGAGGCAGGAAATACGGGTAGTTCAATACAGTGTAATTTGTGCTGTATTAGCGGAGAGGTTTCACGACACACCATTGGCTGGTGTATTCATAGCGGGTGCGATGTATTTTACTTTTCGTAAAGATCGATAGACTTCTTTACACTCTTCTTGGGCTTGGACTTTTCATCCTTCTTGACAAGTTTCTCATGCTCCTTGTAGTATTCCTTTAGCCTCCTCTGCTCATCGCGGACAATATCACTCAATTTACCTTTGATCTTGTCCACGTCCATATCCCGATCCTTCTTGATTTTTTTGCTGAGCCTCTTGAAGCCCTTTTTACTAGCGAAAATAGTTGGCGAAGTTGCGATGGCAAGCATTTATTATGTAGGGACATTTATTTTTTATACTTCTTCATCCTGAGAGCTGCACGAGGACGGCGTCTCATTTCCTCTTCAATGTAGCTGAGTCTTTGTTCATCATTTTGTAAGATAGTTTTAGGTTCGATCACCTGAATATACCCATATTTACGGGCTAAATCGGGGCGACGTTTCAACTCAAAATCAAAAAGTGTTTGGGTTGTCATTATAGCAGACGCATTTGTAATCATAGGTATCCTCTATGGATATTTTATTTTTAACCTCTTTAATTTTTCCTCAAATTCCCTCCTCTCCCCGGGGCTCTCGATGGTCTTCCCAGTTTGGAGGGCTTCAATCTCTGGACCGGTGAGATGCATCGCATTGACCCTAAAGTCTAGGAAGGCCTCCATCGTGACAGGGACCAGGGGCTTCACTAAGTCGTAAATGGCGGTGGCATAGTCACGGATCTCTTTCTGAGCATGACTATCCATTCTCAAGTGGAGAAAGTGCATGAGATTGTGGAGGTTCATTTTCCAATAAAACTCTGTGTAGGTAGACTGCGGGAGCACCCCGCGGCTCTGTTCACGGCAGGCTCCACCCTCTAGGAGTTCCTCGTAGACCTCAAATGCGTGGGTCAGGTGTTGGGTCACCTTTCCAGTGAGTTCCTCCCCTACGTCTACGACACCCTCCGACCCCTGGTGGTTCACTTCGGACTGCCCCCTCAGAGTATCTGGTTCATAATACTCCTTGGGTACGACGGAGTAACGGGCGGATAGCTCATTAATTGAGGCTGTTCTATGTCGCATATGTTGTCTTGCGATGTAGATGGGCATCTTAATGTGAAATTTGAATTCGACCATTTCGAACGGAGTCGTATGCCAGTGGCGAAGGAGGTATCGTATGAGACCCCTGTCTCCTCGCGTGGACTTAGTCCCATCTCCATAAGAGACTCGGGCTGCTTGTACGATGGACGAATCCAAATCTTTTTGAGGCATATAATCAACGAGCCTAACAAATCCATGATCCAGAACTTTTTCCATTATAAGTATTTATCCGTTTATTTCTTTAATCAAGTCGCCAACATTCTTGTAGTACCTCTTCAAATCCTTCATGAACCTCTTGTTATTCTCAAGGACTTCACAATCAACTTTGTTCAAATATATCCAAGCCAAATTTGATTTTGAATATTTTGTAGCTTTTTGATTTTCATTGGGTCTCCTTGCCACCAACTTTGTTGTCTTTTTCTTCATGGAGGCTGGGGTCACCTCCTTCCTATTCACGAAGGATAGTGCCTGCATGACGGTGTCCGCCAGGTCGTCCTTCTTCTTAGACTTGAGGAAGATGGGCAACCAATGTGCATTGGTAGGTCCATCACGGATAAAGGATTCACATCTCTCTATGGAGACCTTTTTCCTCTTGTTGTACTGTGCCTTCCCCGGACCCGCAACATCTGGTATTTTGTGACGAGCATCATATAGAATTGTTTCAGCTTGGGGGCACCTAATGATAAAGTATGCGTGAAGGAAGTGCATGACAGAGACCATTTTCTTGTTACGTTCGGGTTGTTTTTCTATCAAAATTGTATTTGCCCCGAGGACCCAGGGTCTTTCATCGAGGTGGTCCCTCATGGAAACATATACACCATCTTTGTGTTGTGGTGGTATTCCATCAACATCCCACTCTCTAACGAGATTACCAGAATCCTCGTCCAATAGGCACATCGCCAAATTCTTTATACCCACATCAATAGAGAGAATCATTAATTAAAACTTTAAATATCTCTTTAACTTAATGAGGTATATAGCCCATCGTGGGTATTCCGAGGAATACAGGGATAATAGTATCAACGCGATATTATGGGCGATAAATCTGGGGTACGATGGAATCGAAATTGATGTTCAACTGTGTGGAACCGGGGAACTTATTTTATACCACGACGTGTACATTGATGATTATTTCATATCAGAAACTTCTTTTGAAGTTTTAAAAAAGTTTGGAATATGTTCTCTCCAAGAAGTGTACGATAAATTACCCCAAATAATTAACATGGAACTTATTCTGGATATCAAGGGTAACAACATTGAGGTGATCGGGGCACTTGAGAACTTTTACACGAGAAGACCCACGGAACTGGTATCATTTTGTAGTTTCAATCGAAGAATTTTAAAGATTTTACCAGGTTGTTACAAAAAGGGTTCTACATTTGAAACAACTTTCCACCCGAGGGAGTATGATATGATCACCCGGAATTTATCCATGGTGGTCATCCATTGGACATGTCTAGATCATGAATTCATAACCTATTGTAAGTCTAAAAATATTAGGGTCTACACATATACACACAAGGAACCAAAAGAGTTGGAGTATATGTATAAGTATGACGTTGACGCTATAATTACAAATGGGTTAAAGAGAAATACGATCCTATCTATATGTGGTGTTGGTGGTGCTGTCACACATTTGACGGAAACCTTTTAAGTATGCCACACAGATATAATGAAAGAACAAAAGTTTTTGAAACATCTGGACGTTTTTGTTCGTGGAGTTGTATGAAATCCTTTGCGATAGATAAATATGGTTTGAGTCGTGGTGGTATCATTTGCGGTAACATGGTTCTCATGAGAACTAAGATGTTCAAACAGCGTGGGCATATAAAACCGGCCCCCAACAGATTCAAATTAAAAGTGTTTGGTGGAACTATGGATATAGAAGATTTTAGAAAAAATCATACGGAAAATCTAGAAGTGCCTAATATTATAGCAACTAAACCTAAAGTTGATAATACGATACCCTTTATTTCAAACACACAAAAGATGAATGAAATACAGAATTCGACATCTGGTAATAATGCACTAAAACTAAAGAGAAATAAACCACTGAAGAGGAATCACAACAACTTGGAATCAGCTTTGGGATTGATCATAACTCCCAAAACCTAAAACTCTCATTTGTTTACTGGTGGGTCTAGATGGTGGAGCCCAAGTACTGTGGACCCACTGACATCCATCATAGGCTTTCCATCTAATATCCAGTCTCTCCATAAACTTTCTACATATGACACATGGAAGTGATATAGCATCACCATATACGTTTTGTCGTGAAACGACCAACTCTCCATGTGTCCTATGTAACCATTCCCTAAACTGGTGGGGTTTATATCCCTTTTTCATGCATTTTCTATATAAATATCTAATTAATTGACGTTCGGCACACATGTGATTATTACTGATAATCTCTGGACCCTTTGACATGTAACTTGTTACGGTACAATATTTCATCTTTCACAATTATTACAGGAAATCCTTTCATGAACAAATGAACACCTGGGACATTCACTTAGGATATTGATTTTCCTTTTCGGAACTAGTCCTTTAGCAAACCGTTCTAGTTCTTTTACTGTATATATTCCATATTGAATCATAACTTCTAGTGGTGGGAATCTCATGTATATATTTATGACTATTATTCCTTATATTTGTTTATAGCATGGTAATAAAATCCCCACCATAGATTTTTTAATTTTCAACATCGTGGCGAAGCTGTCTATGATTGGTGGAACCATACTTTTCAGAATAATTTCAAATTCACTGTCATGATCTCCTGGATCAATCTGTTCGATGAGGTGATTAAGAATAGAGATGACCAGTTTCTTCTTCTGGGGACCTGGGAGTCTTTTGAATTTGGCGGTCATAAAGACGAGACGGGCGACAATTGGTGGAATATCTTCTTTGGTAAGTCCGTCATCGATGTACTCGACACGAAGTTCTTCAACTGTCTTGACTACACTTTTGGTTGTAATTTTACCAGCATATTTTTGTAAAATGGAATCCATTTGTATAATAATCTGTGATTATAATATATGAATTTTGACGAGATTATTTCGGGTGCCGCGTTCAGTCTTGGGTTTGTTCAAATGTATAAGAGTTTGGAAAATTCTGTAGATGTTGACGTGAAAAATAAAGATGTTGCCATTATCAGTTTGGTGGCCAGTATTCTATGGTTAATTTACCAATACAGAAAACTTGGTGCGAATGTTACGACAGTGTATATGGTATTGGGTATAGTTGTTCAAATATACATATTAAATCGCATACTTTTGAAAGAGGGTAATAAACTTAAAGATTCAGAGTGAATGAGAAGTATAAAATGTCTACCATTGCTCAGCTGAAGCCCAGCTACGTGAAGCGATACGATACCAGGGCTACTGCGTCCCAGAAGTCTACGACCCGCCCGGTCCCAACGCCTTCGAAAGTTCCAAACAAGGCCGCACGTTTCGCGGAGGTCGTCAATGGACGTGCCGCGATGCAAGGCATTCTTTGGGGTTCCCTGGATTGGATGATGTCGGGGGAGAATATCATTCAGCAGTGTGAGGATCCAATGTACGCATTGGCCGCCACTGGTGTTGTCACGACCCTAGCTGCGGCGTCTGCCATCACCGTCAAGGGCTTTGACGAGGAGGAGTTCTGGTCCTTCACCCCCGAGGCTGAGCTCAAGAACGGTAGGTTGGCCATGCTTGGGTTTGCCACTCTATTTGGATTGAGCGCCATGTAACCTAAATATTCAATTAATTTTACCTTTTCGTCTAATGAAAATGTTCCTGCTCTGCGCATCACGTAGGCCAAGAGCATCATCAGGATGTAGACATTTACTGCGAGTGGTCTCATACTAGAATTGTATAGTTTATTATTGGGAGATACTCCCCTGCGCGGCCACCCTCTCCATGTTCTCCGCCGCCTTCGCCAACGCGCGCTCGGTTGCGCGAGCCAATGCGCCGCGTTGGAGCATATACCCAAGACCGATCGTTGCGGCCGATGTTGCGGCTAACATTACACCGTTCCAGATTACACCATTCCCTTTCTCCTTTTTACACTTCATGGAAAAGTTGAGAGAAATCGCCGAAGCTGCGACCCCCATCACCGCGTAAAGAAAACCAAATACAACCATTTTTTGGGTCATATCAAAATCTCCAACGAGTTTCATAAAGAGTAAGATTGCGGGGATAGTGATCACGATTGCAATCGAAGCGATGAGAAACGCATTCAAGTTCTGGTTGGTCTTACTTCCGGTTACATCTTCACCACACGTTTTAAAATTGTTGATGCCCATAGAGGCAATGACAATGTAACCTAGAGCAAGTCCAACCGTGAGGAAAATTGTGTAATAGCTTAAATTTATACTGAACTCATTTTTACCCAGTGCCTGCATGCTGGCCAATGAGAATTGTGATGCCATAGTTTATTATACATGTAGAAATTTTTTGAGGTCTTCCCTGGTCTTTTTTTGAGACCATCCGAGAGACTTCAATTTTTTGGAACAAATGTAATATCGCTGGTCATTAAATGGGCGATCTTCTATGTAGGTGATCCATTTATCATAATCAGTGGTGTTCTGAACGATTTCTATTAAAAGTTCGGTTACTTCCATCACCGAGAGCTCATCATCGGAGGCTATGTTGTAGACTTCACCGGGAGTTCCATGGTTCCATACGACATCAACGGCGTCTACCACATCTTCGACATGCATAAATGCTCTCTTTATAGATGCTGAACGAGACCCGTGGATGGTACATTTTTCACCTTGCTTTAGAAGTCTCTTGAACTTGGGAATAAGTTTTTCTGGATACTGATTTGGTCCATACACGTTATTACATCGAATGACCTTAATGTTCATTCCAAATGATTCAATATAGGAACGAACAACCATTTCTGCGGCAGCCTTGGAGGCTGCATATGGGTTTGTTGGTCTGAGGACACCTTCATTCTCTGTGAAGGGTACATCCGTCTTAGATTCTCCATAGACTTCATCTGTACTAAAATGAATAAACTCCACATTTGGTGCACACGTCCGCGCGGCTTCTACGAGAACGTGGGTTGCTAGGGTATTATCCTCTGTAAATGAAAGTGGATCCGTAAATGAATTATCTACATGACTTTGGGCAGCGAAGTGAAATATGGTGGTGAACCTATATTCCTCAATGAGGTGTTCAATGAGTTCTTTGTTACCCACATTTCCCTTGATAAAGGTGGCTACACCTGGATGTACATTTTCTACATTTGAACAATAATCGAGTTTATCGACATTTACAAAATGTACATTTGGGTATTTTACTTTCATTATGTTCAAAAAGTTGGATGCGATAAAACCACACCCACCAGTGACTAATACATTACTATGCATTTACTTTAGTGTTTGCAAATTTTTTAAGTAGACCACACACACGATCAACATCAGTATCATCCATACCATGGTGGGCACCTAGAAGGAAACCATCTTTCATGATGAGGTCAGCATTTTCAAACTCCTGTAGGTACTGTCTAAAAGCTGGATGCCTCGTGATGTTACCAGCGAAGGTTACACGCGTCTGTACATCATTTTCTTCTAAAAAGTTTACAAGTTCTAGGCGGTCTGGGCATTGGAGTGGAATGGCGAGCCAATTGGGGATTTGGGAGTCGTCTGGGAGGGTGTAGTAGGTGGTGTCTTTGAGATTTTCTAGGTATCTTCGAATATTCCTCCGTCTTTTTTGTAAAAAGTCGTGTAGTTTATCGAGTTGAACGAGGCCAAATGCTGCATTCATCTCACATGCTTTGAGGTGGTATCCTGGTACCCCGTAGAGAAACTTCCAGTCGTAGGGAATGCCGTCTACAGAGTGATTGAAGCGCTCACTGGGTTCTTCGATGTTGTCCCCGATGCGTCCCCAATCCCTATACATTAGGGCTCTCTTCAGGTGTTCCTCATTATTGAACATAACCATACCACCAATACCACCAGCTGTAATTACATGACTGGCGTAGAAACTGGTGGTGCTTATGTCCGTATCCACTGTGTGGGTGATGGTGTCAGCAGAGTCCTCGAAGAGTGTCACCCCCGGGAAGGCTTTCCGAATTTCGGGCCACACTGGTACATTCCCAATGAGGTTGGGGAGAAGGATACACTTCGTTTCTGGGGTTACAACAGCCTTCAATTGTTCAACCGTTGGTACATAAGAGTTTAGACCGACGTCACAAAATATGGGTTTGAGACCAAGTTGCATGAGGGGTGCGACAGTTGTAGAGAAACCACAAGCAGGGGTCACAACCTCCGAGCCCGGTGGGAGGTTGAGGGCACACAGACCTAGGAGGATTGCACTACTCCCAGAGTTGACGAAGAGTCCGTGGTTCTTTCCAAAGAGGTCGGCCACCCTCCTTTCAAATTCCACGGTTCGTGCACCGAAGCCCGCGAGCCACCCATCGCGGAGACAATTTTCGACTGCGATAATCTCTTCTTCCCCGTAGGATTCAAATTTATTTGGAGCATACCAAACCTTTTTCGTCATTATAATTTAAAGAGTATTCTTCTCTTTAAATGAAATGAAAGTGTGTGTTCTTGGTGCAGGTGGTTTTATAGGTAAAAATCTCCTCCATGGTACAGATTGGGTTGGGGTCACTCGACACGATGTAGATTTATTGAACCAATCAGCGGTTGAGGAATTTTTCAACATAAATACGTATGATGTAGTTGTACACTGTGCTTCTAGTATCGACCAGCAAAATGAGACGACGACGTACAAAAATATACTAATATTTGAAAATGTCTCAAGAGTTTTCAAGGGTAAATTATTATACTTTTCGAGTGGTGCCGCCCTCCGCGGAAATCCACCAATCGATCCGTACGGTCTTTCAAAGTGGATCATTGACCAAAGAATTAAGGTCATCCCACACGCATACACACTTCGTATTTGGGGGTGCTACGGTCCCGGGGAATTATCAACCCGTTTTAGTGCGGTGTGTAAGAGGGAGGGTCACGTCATCATCGAACGAGATAGGTACTTCGACTTCATTGATGTAGCTGACGTTAAGACAATTGTTCAAGAGTATGTATACAGTAAGTGGGAGATGCCAAAGTGTTGTAATTTGGTTTACCCAGAGAAGAAATTATTGTCGGAGTGGGCGACTTTTTTTGGAGCCAGTTGGGAAATTCGGGATATTTCCAAGTTGGGTGAAAGTTATATATTTAAAGATTTTTCAACACACATAAAGTAAGATGCGGGTGGGAATTATCGGAACTGGAAATATAGGAACAGATTTGTTGTACAAACTTTTAAAGATTCCTGGGTGTAAAGTTGTCGCATTTGTGGGACGCCGTGAATCTACCAAAAAGTTACCACCAAATGTCCCGTATCAATCGAGTGGAATTCAATATTTTATTGATCACCCCGGTGTATGTGATATTGTATTTGATTGTACTGATGCATATGCAGCAATGGAGAATGCTAAAGTATTTTTATCACAAAACATACACGTCATTGATATGACACCATCTAAGATTGGTATAATGTGTGTTCCAAATGTAAATTGTGAATGTTTACGTCATACACAGAATGTGAACATGATCACATGTGGTGGTCAAGTTTCTATACCATTATTGAAGTATCTCACTTCTTCGTGTAAAGTCTCGTATGCCGAAGTTGTGACACAAATATCTTCTGAAAGTGCTGGTATGGCGACGAGGATTAATGTAGATAAGTACATACAGACAACCGAGAGTGCTATTAAAATGCTGGTGGGTATAGACAATTGTAAAGTTATTTTGAATGTAAATCCTCTACCTGAAACTGTGATGCAAACGACTATATTTTTAAAAGCGACTGGTGGAAATTTTGAGGATTTTGACTCTTTTATACAACAAATGCAAACGTATGTGAAAGGGTACACCCCCGAATTGAAACCAAAATATATATCGAATGATATTTTAATGGTATCCATCAAAGTGTATGGTTCGGAAGATTACTTATCAAAATATGCCGGAAATTTAGATGTCATCAACTGTGCCGCCATAGAAGTTGCGAAGAAAGTATACACCGCACGAAGCGCGAAGCCACCGGCGCGTAATGAATATAATCACGTGCTCGATATATGAGAATACTTAAAAGTATTTCACCAAGAATATATAATGGCGACAAACAAAGTATGTGATGTGATTGTTTCGTTTTTACTTGAGCGTGGTATCACCACTGTATTCGGTATTATCGGTTCGGCAAATTCTCACATATATAATTCATGTGCTGAATCTGGTATAACTATATTGAATACCCACAATGAACAAGCTGCTGTTTTGGCAGCGGGGGCTTACTATAGAACATCAGGTAAACTAGCGATGGCTCTCATTACGGCTGGTGGGGGTGCGACCAATGCTATAACGGGCATTGTAAGTTTATGGGCGGACTCTACACCGGTGATTATTATTACTGGTCAGGAAAAGGCTGAATATGTAAAAAATCACGCGTCTAGAAGAATGTACGGAACACAGGGGTTTGACATAGTTCACATGGTTTCGAAGACGACCAAATACGCCAAACTTGTGGACGCTTCAAGTGTTCAAGATGAACTCGAGTATGCATACACTACTGCACTTTCTGGGCGAATGGGTCCAGTTTTACTAGATTTCCCTTTCGACGTTCAATCGTCTGTGATTACACCCCGTCTTTGGACGTGGGATACACCCTCGGTGATCATACCGACCACTGAAGAAATTGAACGTGTGCGACAACTTGTGGAAAATTCGAAACGTCCAGTTATATTGGCTGGTCATGGTATAAAACTTTCAAAGTCTGTCGAACTTTTCAAGTCTCGTATGAAATCTTTCAATATCCCAACTTTACTCACATGGTCTGCTATCGATATAATTGACCACAACAATCCACTTTTTTTTGGGAGCCCTGGTGTGTATGGACAGCGTTCGGCTAACTTCATCTTCCAAAAGTGTGATCTTCTCATCACACTTGGAACACGGTTGACAATACCACAAACTGGATACGATATGAAAGAAGTTGCTCGAAATGCCACTATAGTCATGGTTGATATAGACGAATCCGAGTTCAAAGAATTTGTCGATTTCCCAATTAGGGCGGACTGTGGTGGATTTTTAGAAAAAATGTCGGGTGTCAAAAGTTCATGTGATTCTTGGATTCAAGAGTGTCAGTCTATACGCGAAGAGTTTCCGATAGTTGACAAAAATCATAGAGATGACGTGTTTCCAAATTCATACAAAATGATTCAAGAAATTTCAAATTACCTGAAACCAAATCAAATTATCGTGACTGATATGGGAACTGCTCTTCTATCTGGACATCAATCTATCCATCTTGGTGGGGATATGACTATGTTCTCTTCTTACGGACTTGGTGAAATGGGGTATGGCTTACCAGCTGCTTTTGGTGCAGCAATTGGTGGGAAAGGTCGTGAGGTATTATGTTTAAATTGTGATGGTGGTATGATGATGAACATACAGGAACTACAAACAATCGTTCAACATAAATTACCTGTTAAAATTGTAATATTCAACAACGATGGATATTTGATGATTAAGCATACTCAAAAAATGTTATTCAAAGGTAATTATACCGCAGTTGATGAAAATACAGGTATAGTTTTACCAGATTATATGAAGGTAGCTAAGGCTTTCGGTTATGAAGGATACAGGATTAAAACATGGAACGAGTTTCATTTTTACTTTCCTCGTTTCATGGATTACGAAGGTCCCGCTATATGCGAAGTATTTATGCCCCCTGACCAGGATTTCATACCTAAAGTTAAGGGTGTCGTACAAACAGATGGTTCAATTTTCGCACCACCTATAGAAGAAATGTCACCCGTCTTACCTATGGATGTTGTTACACGTATAATGGGAGACACTATATCTGAAAAATCTTCTAAGATTGTTCGGTCAACTGAGAGGCAATAACCCTTACGAGATCTTCTTGTCCCGCAACTAATTTTCTATTTCCAAGTTCTTCTACAAGCTTGGCAATAGAAACGTTATATTTTTCACTTGATTCTAAAATAGCTTTTTCGAAGACTGAGTGAAGTTTATGTTTCGCCGTTAATATATTGATAATCTTGGTAACCGGATGTGTATAGTTGGGTGTATCGGTTATGTGAATCTTCCCACATGGATGAAGTGTAGTCATAATTTCCAAAGGTGTATTACCAGCCCCCGCCCCAAAACCGTGAACCGTTGCGTCTATGATCGTCGCACCATTTTTTATAGCTGTCAGTGAATTCGCTACAGCCAACCCCAAATTATTATGTCCGTGAAATCCCAAATGTATTCCAATCTTTGAAAGTTCTGTGAATGTTTTTTCAACATCTTCGGGAAAAAATGAACCAGTTGAATCCATTATTATAACTGCCGATGCACCATACGATTTCATTTTTTCAACTTCACCGACGAGTACATCTAGGGGACATGTAGCACACATCATGAGTGCACCATAAACAATTTTATTTCTGGATACCAGGTATTCAATATGACTTTTAGTCATCGTCGCTTCTGTACAATGTGATGCGATGCGAAATATATCTACACCGAGATTGATGGCTGGGTCAATATCTCTTTCTATAGTTGCTAAACCAGGAATCACGTGAACTGACAGTTTCGTATTTTTGAGATAATTTTTGGCCAAAGATATCATTTCTATGTCGGTGAGTTCAGCTTCCCCGATAAGTATCGAAGACGCCCCGATACCATTACCATGACCAATCTCCATGACAGGTATCCCAGCTTTTTCGGCGAAGATGCAATGTTTTTTTATCATGTCCGCCGTGAGTTTATGTGATATCGCGTGGCATCCATCGCGGATTGTCAAGTCGTGATATTCAACCATTGTATTTAGAGAGCTTAAAAACTTTAAATGTATAAAGAACTATATGAAGCTCACATATACTATACAAGTTTGTAATGAATCGAGAGAACTTTTTTCACTTTTGAATTTTCTCACGAGAACTATTGACGATGAAGATTATATTGATGTTGTCGTAGACTCTGGTAATACCACTGAAAAGGTTTCCCTCGTATTGGAACATTTCAAAGATAGAATAACAGTATATGAGAGACCATTTGATAATTTCAAAACAAATGCCGATTTTCATATAGAAAAGGCGAAGGGTGAATACGTTTTTTACATTGATGCGGATGAATTACCACAAGAATCCCTCATCAAGATTGTCAAACGTGTCATTGAAGAAACGGGGTCTGAAATTATTGCAGTTCCACGAATCAATATTCATCCAGACATAACTGAAAGTGAGGCGGAAGAATTTGGTTTCAATGTAAATGAGGTTGGTTTTATAAACTGGCCCGATTACCAGCTACGCATTCATAAGAAATGTGACTATATTAACTGGACAGATGAACTTCATACAAAGTTAACTGGTTCGGAGAAAATGTCTGGAATCAAAGCTGTTCCATCCCTTGCCCTATGGCACATCAAGTCCATGGATAAGCAGAAAAGTAGATGGAAGAAGGATGAAACTGGGACATATACAATTGCTTCACCTTCTAAGACTGATCTATATGATTTGTTAATGTAGTTAAAAAACTTTGGCGGATGTAGTATATGATTGTTGTCGTATCAGCTCACGATGAAAAATATGAACCATTGGCGGAATGGACTCTATACAAAAATAAATTACAATACTGTTTGAAACATGGGTACAAACTTCATTATTCAAATGATTGTGGTGCAAAAGCTAGTGGAAAACCAGTGATTGCCAAACTCCCACCGGTTCCAGACACCCATATTCCCGCGGGATGGGGTAAAATATTTGTCATGATTGAAGCGATGGAGAAATATCCAGATGCTGAGTGGATACTGAACACAGATTGTGATGTGATGATTACAAATTTCGATATAAAGGTTGAGGATATTATTAAAAAACATTCAGATAACAATACACACATTTTGATTCCAGCAGACTGTAATGGTATTAATTGTGGAAATATGATTATTCGAAACTCATCAATTGGTAGGGCTTTTCTTGATACGATTGTAGCTGGTATGCCTCTATACAGACATTGGTATATGTTTGAAAATCAGCTTATTCAGGATCTATTTGTTGGAACACATTTGGAAGAAACGGGTATAGTACAAAATGGGACTTTTTGGAGTAGGGTTGGCAAGGTTCTCCCACAACGTGTGATGAATTCGTATGACTATAAAAACTTACCCCGACTTAAGGAGCGAACAAATTTTAATGATATATTGGGAACCGATGGACAGTGGCAAGAAGGTGATTTTATGATTCAATGGCCGTCGACGGACCTAGAATTTAGGATTGTTGCAGCTAAAAAAATGTATAATAATCTCAACCAAGAGTAGCAATGGATGAGTGTATAGACCGATTACAATATTTTTGTGACAAACTTGCTGGTGAACTCAGTAAGATTCCACAAAACTACAAACTCATTGAACAGTATGGTCATTTAGATCAAGAAGTTTACAATATCGGTGAGGAATACAAACTACTAAAAATAAAATTGGATGAACTGGGGCATAGGATCAATTCATCTAAGTTTGGATTACAAATGATAGAGGTTGGTATAGAGGACATTAAACAACAAGAGTCTTCTCGTGACCAACGTGAAGACCCGTATTTACCATGATTTCAAAGCCGGCATCTGTGAGGTTTTTACAGAATGAGACATCCTCCGAGCAGGTGTCCCTCAGAATTTTCCCATCTTCAGCTTCAATCTCTATGAGGGG